TACTAACAACACAAAACCGCCCATTTCTGGGCGGTTTATACATTATAAGTGTTACATTCTGCGGTCCCAATACGGGTCGATATAATCCATAGGATAGCGGCCCGCATGAGCCGAAGCCCATGCGGGGAAACAATCAAAGATGCTTGAATACCTGTTCCTGAAGCTTATATACGATTCGCTTGATTTGTCGGTCGCTCATGTCGAACATCTCAGCCAACCGCTCGAACGTCACGCCGTCGATGAGCCGGGCTTCGAGTATCCGTCTGTCTCGGTCGTTGTGAATCCAATCCCAGATGATCTCACGGATTCGGCTGTTCGTGTACTCCGTCATCAGCAGCCACCTCCGTCATGCCGGGGTTGTTCATGTGCGACAGCGTGTCCAGCCAGTTCTTTTCGCGGACGGTGTAACCGTGGACGAACACCACGATGGTGATGATGAAGGTCACGCAGACCGTCACCAACGCGATCAGCATCCGCTTGTTTGCCAGGGAGAAGTGCATCAGGTCGTTCTCGTGCTGGAATGCCGAGACAGTCCTTGTGTCGTTATTGTCGGGCATGGTCAGAACCTCACTTTCCGTCATCCGTCATATCGGGCGCGTCCTGCTCGACGACCATCTCGGTCGTCGTCTGCAAATTCAGCAGCTCGCACACCGCCGCCTCGATCGCGGCAGAATCCACCGTGAAGCCGTGCTCCTCAAGGTACGCCACTGCGAAGGCTTTCTTCTGCGCGCCGTGCCCCGCGCCGTACACCTGCTCGGCGGCGTACACGGCCACGCGGATCGCAGCGTCGAGCCGGGCTTGCTGTTCGTTCGTCGTGCGGGCCTTGATCCACGGGATCAGCTTGTAGGTGATCAGCGCCGCCAGCAGAGCCAGCACCGCTTGGAAGATGGGGGTCAGGTCTATCATGTGGATGCACCTCCTTATTCACTCGGCCCGCCGTGGCGGACTTCATTGATCCTGTGATGCGCGTCGTTGATGCGCTCCTCGGCGACGGCCATCCGATTCTCAAGCGCGTAGGTGCGCTCGACCACTTTGTTGTGGCGCTCCACGCGCTCAGACAGGGTGCTGATCTTGTTGTCGATCACGTTGATCTGGCCCTGTATCTTTTCGTCGCTCAGCTCGGACTTCTTCTCGATCTGGGTAAGCGTGCTGAAGTGGCTCGCGATGATCCCGATCAGCGTGATGCCGCCGGAGATCAGCGCTACGATGATCGCGTCGCTCATTCCTGCGTCACCTCCGCATCCGGCCAGCGCTTTTTCATCGCATCAGCTTCTTCCTGCGGGACGTGGTGGATCGTGATGGTATACCTCGGTTCCGCAGGGTTCGCCGGGGCGGTCTGGCTGTCGAGGGCTTTCCGGATTGCTGCGATGGTGTCACGCCCGGCCTCGCCATCGACCTCAAGGTTGTGGTCTTCCTGAAACAGTTTGATGGCGTTGACCGTCTCTTTCCCACAGTCGCCATCCGCACCGAATTTCGGCAGACTGTAGCCGAGTTTCATCAGGTCTTCCTGAAGCTCTGTAACATCTGAGCCTTGCGTCCCCTTCCGGATGACCCGGCTCCCCAGCGTGATTTTCTCCGGCTCGATGTCGTCGGCCTTGCCGTCATAATCGACCCACGGCAGCTTGCCGTGCTTCGTCCAGTAGCGCCCGTTGAAGCCCTGCTTCTTGCCGAGGTTCCAGACGCTTGTAATCTGCACGCCGTTGTCCCACCTGCCTGTGCACTCGACGGCCAGCCCGTTGCCAACGTACAGGCCCCAGTGCCCTTCCAGCCAAAGCCCCTCGCCGACCTCGATGTTGGAAAAATCGGCCGACTGGTCCTTGCATAGCTTGAAGAAATTGTTCGCGTTGTAGTCCGGCACGCCGTGCGCGCCGTGTACCGCGCCGCCGTACTTTTTGTCCGCGTCGCCGGTCCAGTCCCAAAGGAGGCCCTTGGACAGGTTCACGCAGTCAAACCCCCACACGGGCGGGTGTTCGTTGGCGACCGCCTTCAGGCCGTTGATGTGGGCCTGAGTGTACCAGCCGTTCAGGTTTTGCTTGGCCTTGACGGCGATGGTGTCCGAAGTGACCTGCCAGCCGTAGCAGGCGTACATGTAGATCGTCTTGTAGTTCCGTGCCACGTCGAGGTGACGGTCGGCGATGCCCTGCTTGGTAAAGAGTATCTTAGCCATTCAATCACTCCACTCTTGCTTACTTAAAGCGTCCTTTAGACTGTACTGTCAGTTTATGTCAGGTTCCGTTTCAAAACATGCAAACTCTCGTGGGATCATCATATCGTTCAGGTCTGAACCAATACGCATTACTTTGCAGAGTTTGTTTATCGGGTCGAAGGCATATACATTGAAGGCGTCCTCTGAACGTTCGCCTTCTTCTCTTGGCAAATCGCTGTGAAAGTGCTGATTATGAGATACGGTATCATATGCAGTCCGATGCAGTCCGCCATTGACAATCTGCAAAATGAGCTGATCCGGGTGTCTCTCAGAATAGCCAATATGATCCGTATGGCTGTGACCAACAAGCCATGCCAAAAACTGGCCCGCGCCTGTCTGGGAAAAATCACCCGTTCCTTGTCTGAAATCCTCAATCAAGTTTTCAATGACTGGCGTGCTCGGAAACTCAGTAGAATCGGCGTATATCTTGCGGCAGTAGAACGCCTTGTCATCTCCGGGAATTATCTTGGATTCCTGGAAGTGCGTGGCGATAATGACTGCAAGTCCATTTGCCGCAGCATCCTGCAACACCCCAGTCAACCATGAGACTTGGTCCGTGCTGTAAACATTCACAGCCCCTGACGAATCCCTGTCGCAGCAATTCAGCACGACAAGCCGTATCTTGTAGCCAACATCAACGCCGTCAATCGTCAGCTCCTTTGTATAGTCCTTGTAGTAATAAAGCGGTTTTGTAACGCCTGCCGGTGTGGTTACGGCTGTGTCCTCATACCACTGCCCCAACTGCCAGAGATCGTATACGTCGCCTTGAGTGATAGATCCGCTGCCGCCGCTCCTCTCATGATTGCCGCAGCACCACAGCACCGTCTTAGTGCTTTCGATGTCGCGCATGTAGACTACCTGCCCGCCACTATCATCTGTCGGAGAACTGATGAAATCGCCAGTGCAAATCCTCGCATCGATATAGTTTTTATAGAAGTCGCAAAAGTCAATAAAGTGATTATACCGCTCTCCATCAACATGCACATCTGATATGTGTCCGATCGCGAACATTTCGCTGTGCGTCAAATGCTTGCCCGGCAATGCGTCACTGAAATTGTGCGTATGCCGTTTCAGTGATATAAGCCTTCTCTTCGCGTCTGTGTTCCGATCAACAATATCCGTTGTGCCAAGCATATACGCGCTATTAGCATATGCCTTGAAATGAGGCAGCATATTCTCAACGCTTATAGATGCTGTAGAAGTATCCAATTTCGCATCTGCCATAAGTAGCCGATAATACTTGCCCTTCTGTATGACGGCGCTCTTTGTCCAATTGATCTGCTCAGGCGTCGATTCTTCGCTGTCTTTTAGGTATGCGATAAATCTATAATTATGATCAGTGCTCTCAGCCTCCGCCTCGATTGTCATGTCATAGGCCGACATGAGCCAGTCCTTGGTTCTGACCCTGGCGTTCGGATGATATGTGTCATTGTTCACACCTCCAGAGCTTAAACTTCCATTTTCAAAATATAATGCGTCAAGATACGGATATGCTCCCGTATACCGCGCAAGCCCAAAGTCCGTCCTCTGCTCTCGCGCCATGTCGGCACTGTTCGCCAGATGAATCCACGCGCTCCATGTCTGCGTTTGCTCCTGGTGCCGAACATAGACTTCGTTGCTGTCTGTTATTGCTATCTGTTGTCTTACACCGGCACCGCTTGTCCTGGTCACGGTCATGGCAAAGCCGATGTTGGTGTCTGGCCTGTGCGTCGCATTCGATCCATACCGCACCCAGCCGTTCTTTACATTGTCAAGATCGCTGTTATATGCGGATGGGATAACGTATCCATAATTGCCTATTGCGCTTTTTACAACAGATAGCTCCACACCGAAAGTCACCGCCTGCCAATTCGCCGCATTCCACGCCCCAGCCGTTTCAACCGGTACGACGCAGATATACAGTGCGCCGTCCTGCGTGGCGTATTCGCCGATCTCATACGTCTTGAGTGTCGAAAATCCGGGAGCGAGATACGACACGGCGTTCTGTGCGGACGCGATTGCGGACGACGCATCAGCAACGTCCTGAGCAAGCTCAGCCTGTTTTGCGACGATCTGCTTCACGCTCGGCACAATGTGCGTCGGGTCGATGATGGTCTCTGAGTCGGTCTTCCTGACGGTCCCGCGACACGAGTACACCGCCGTGTTGTCGTCGTCGCCGGTCACGAATATTGTCAGCTCGAAGCGACCGGTCACCGCGTAGCAGTCCGGGTCGAGCGTCACGACAGCCGCGCCGTCGCTGTTGATCGAACCGCTCAGGACCACCTTGTCGCCGTCAGGGTTGATGAACGACCCGGTGACCGTGCCACTCAGCGGGATGATCTCGCCGTCACGCTTCGCCGAGATGATGAACTGGTGCGCGTTTTCCTCGCCGCCGAACATCTGACCGCTCAACACCTCTGTGTACAGCGGCGCGTCCGCGTTGATCAGGCGCTTAATCTGGATGATTGCCATTGTCCGTTCCCTCCTGTATCATCTGGGTCAGTTGGTCGAGTTTCTGCGATACGTCCACAACCAGCATCGCCCGGTACAATCCCTGCGCGTCCACCAATGCGCCGACTTCCTGCTTAATGTTCTCGATAAGCTCTTTCATGACTTGCTCCTTATGACGACCAACTGCCGCTCGTCGTGTATGTCTTGCCGCAGACGACGCACCGCGCTGAGTATGTCCCGTGTGCGCCGCTCGGGCCGTCCACCGTGACGGTAAATGTATCCGGCGATGTCGGCGCGTCGAGCCTTAATCGCATGATCGCGCTGTCCCAGCCCGTTCCGTCGAGTCTGTATGGCTCGACAAAGATGTACTGATAGCCGCCGCTCCAGTTGCCGCTGGCCCGTATGCGCAGTGCGCGTTCGACCGCGTTGCCGTCTACGGTAGTCGGCGGGTATTTGATCGATGTCGATGAGTTGGTGCTTGCGGTGGGGAATGACACCTTCGCCGCCGCAGCGCCCCAGCCGTTGTTGTATCCAGCCTCCCGATATGCCGCCATCTGCTGCTGGAACCAAGTAGTGGCGGCTACGTTAAAAGTTGCGCGGCTGTCTCCGACCGATACTGCGGCCCCCATCGTGACGTGACCGCTCGAATCCATGCTCAATGCGTGGGCGTGGTCGAAATCGACCGAGGTCGCATCGCCCGCAGCCAACGCATCGGCGCTCTGGATCGTGCCGAGCTTCAGCGTGCGCTTGTACATCGTGTCGGTCCGGTACACGAACGTGTTTTTTGCCGTCAGCGTGGTGCCCGCGAGGATTTTCGACACGATCGACTGGGCTTCGAGTTGGCCGGTCGTCAACTGCCCGAAATCGTAATTGAGCGTGCCGATGTTGTCAGAGTTCGTCTTCTCAGCCGCCTTGGCGCGCGTTTCCTCGGTGCTGATCTTGCTGCTCGTATCCTGGAAGAACGTCTTGCCGCCGTTTTTCAGATTCTCGAACTCGACCTTTGACGCGATCAGATCGAACTTCTTGTCCGTCAGCGCCGCAGACCATGCGCCGCCGCCTCCTACGCCGCCGTAGTACCGTTTCCGCAGCGCACTCAGCGGCTCTCGTTTTTGGTTGCCTGTCGATTGCGCCTCGGCGGTCAGACCGCCCTTCCACGTATAGTCCAGTGCGAACACCGGCACGTTGTAGCTCTCACCGGCGTTCTGGACCGTCACGACGTCGCCCGCCTCAAGCGTCCAGTCCTCCGGCAGCAGCGTCACGTCCACCGGGTGGTATACCGGCGCGGCGCGCAGCCCTGAGTAGATCGCCTGTTCAGCCTCGTTGGCCATCTAAATCACCCGCCCGTGTGCAAAAATGGATTGTCCTGTATCAGGTATGCGTTCTCGTCTCCGTCCGTATCGATCACGAACTCGGCAGTCTGGTCCGAGTTGCGGATGTGCAGCCCGTCTATGGCCTTCGTCTCGTACCACGCCGCCGCGAACTCGGTGTAGTTGTGCTCGTCGTACACCTTGTTCACCGTCGTGAACCATACGAACTCCAGTTGCCCGTCCCGCGTGAACCGCGCGATGCCGCACGCCGCCTCGGCGATCCAGCCCAGCACGTCGCGCATCGTCGCGCCGTCGAACTGATCCGGCTTGGACCTGACCGTCAGGGTGGAGTTGAGCCATGACTGCTGACTCAGCGTCACGCCCACGTACTGACACATCGCGCTCGCGATGCCGTACAGCGTCGTGGGGTAGGTGAGGGTCAAATCGTCCGGCACGTCCACGTCGAACAGCGTCATCTGGTCGTTCGCGTCCACGTCGATGGTATTCGACATCACCACGTCCGGGCGCTGCGTCACGAATACGCCCAGCGGTGAGAACTCGTACAGTACGGTCTTGCCGCCCTCCGTGAAGGTGCGCGTCACCGCGCCCTGCTCCGGCGTCCCGCTGTCTATCCGCGCGCCCAAATACGCCTTGAACGTCCCGAACTCGAAATCGGCCAGCTGACTCGCGTCGTTCAGCATCTCGAATCGGATCTGCGCTGACGGCGTCAGGCCGATCGCGATGTCCGTCTCGTGGTTGAACTCCTGCGTCAGCCGCACGCCCTCGTTGACCATGATGTCCTCGTTCGTGAAGAAGACGTGCGGACTGTACTCGGTGCCGTCCGGGTCCTTTATAAACTCAAACAGCGCCCGCTGCGGGTTGCCCGAAGTGATCGCTGCCTGTAGCGTCGCGCTGAGTGTCTGCATGATTGCCTCCGTCAGTATTCGATGACGCTGAATTTCAGATTGCCTATGTATATCGAGTCAGGAGCCGCCCATATGCACTCAAACTCTCGGTCGCCTACGTACGCGTCGATCGTCTGGAACCCGCCCATAAACGGGCTGGGGAACGTGAACACGAACTTGTCGTGCCGCAGCAGCTTGCATATGTCCATGATCGTGTCCCAGGGCAGGCCGCTGTACTCAAGTTTCAGCGGGAACTTGGTCGCGACCTTGTTCCGGTGAAGATACCCAGTTGCGTCGCGCTCGCCCATCGTGTCAAGGTCGCTCTCCGCGCCGGTGAATACCGACGGGTCAGGGATGGGCGTCCCGTTGACCGAGAAGCCCATCGTGTAGTTCAGCATCGGGGCCTGTTTGAGTCCCCCGTAGTTGACCTCTTGTGCCATCACCGTCACCGCCTGTCATCGTCCTGCGTTGCGCGCGTACATTTCTTCGCTGCGCCGGTTGAATTTCGCCCAGCCTGCTGACGGTTCGACCTTCACGATGCCTTCCTTCGCCAGCAGCCGCCGCAGGTACTCGTTTTGCTGTCTCAGCAGCGCGTTCTGTTCGCTCTGGCCCGCCGCGACACCGCCCGCGATGCCCGACACGATCTGGTCGTTGTTCGCCACAGCCGTGCGCCCGCCCATCGTGCCGATCAGCTCAGGCCCGCTCTCGCGCGCCACGAACATCGAGCCGGTGGTGGGGAACCCGCCGGAGGCGTAGCCTGGTACCTTGTGCATACCAAGCGTTCTATTGAAGTCGATGCCGATCCGCCCATAGTACGCCCCCATGTACATGTCGAGGGCTTTGAGCGCGTTTGCTGCGCGCCATGCACTTGATTCGACAGCGTCCGCCATTTCGGCAAAGCCGGATATCACCCACGTAAAGTCAGGCGAAGCAGGCGTTTCGTTGGCCCATGTATCCGTGAGATTCGTAAAGTCGTCAGAGGCGTTGTTGGCGGCCTCGCTAATGCCGCTCAAATCCTCTGTCACGCTGCTGTTTGCCGCAGCGGCAGCCTCTGCCTCTTCTTGCAACTGTTTCTCAAAGTCAGCTACATTCTCTTGGGTCATCTGGCTGTAATCGGTATCGCCGTACGGCAGACCGTCATTGTGCAATATGGCTTGCGCTTTGATGCCGAAGTTGTTGCGCAGGTAGTCTACAACATAGTCCCAGTATTCTTCGGGGAAATACTTTTTGATGATTTCCTCATAATACTCTTGGGGGATATACTCCCATCCGATTGTGCCTGCCGCCTCAAGAGCCTTTTCCGGTATCCCTGTCAGTTCAGCGCCGATGCGTCTCAATCTGCCAGTATCCGCGTAAAGCGTGTCCCCAATGTTCCCCGTCCCAGAACCATTCAGGAAGGCATCCCAACTAAACCTATCTATGTTATTCCTAACGACATCGGGGTTTGTCTGCCCTTCTACAATCCCCAGGAACCAGTCCTGACCAGGCTGAGAGTGCCCCGCGACATATTCCTCTATCGCTGCATCTCTGCCGCTGACAAGCGACTCAAGATAGGCGCTCCAATAATCATACGACTCTTTGTAGGCCTCGTTCTCAGGATTCTGTTCTGACAATTCCTTGAGGCCGGCGAGCATTCCAGATATCTGAATG